GATTTTACCAAGTGGGAACCTATCTTACCGCTGGGTATTCGGGATTTACAGGCTATCATCGGAACGGAACCCATAGACGCGGTAGATAAGTATTACCGTGAAGATCATGCGGACGGTACGGAACCGGACGGCATGGCGGAAACTTTGCGGCTGATGCAGCAGGCGGTGGCAATGTTTACCTGGTTAAAGGTCATTCCCACTTTAGACGCACAACACGGAACGGCCGGACGTGGCAAACACCTTGGAGAGAATGAAACGGGTATGACCGCCTTACAGGAGTTCAAGGATGAAGAGAATATCCGGAACCTGGCTTATGAAGCCGTAGACGCGTTGGTGGAGTTAATGGACCGCGAAAAGTTTGATTTCTGGATGAACGGCATTAAGAAAAAGGCTATAAACCGGCTTCTAATCCAGAATAAGGAAACGTTCGATGAATATTATAATATCGGAAGTCACCGGCTTTTCTTGGTGCTTATTCCTATGATCCGGGAAGTCCAGGACGGGCAGATAATACCTGTT